TGGGGACCTTATAGTATTGGTCTTCGTAGAAATAATAAAGGAACTCCTCGGTCGTTTCAATGAACATTACATTATTTGTATGAAGGTCATTATGTGTGAACTCGAACATTCTTTGATACATGATAAGCGTCATAATGATTTGGAATAAAATCGACGACCACTCTTCTTTCGTGAGTTCATCGGTCATCATAATACGGTCGAGTGTGCTTACGCATTTTTCAAGGAGGATGGCTTGAATCGGGAAGTCTTTGATTTTCACAATGATTTGTTCGTCGTCGCTGTCATAACTTCCGGTGTCGCTGCCGCTGCCGCTGCCACTTTCGCCGCCGCTTTCACTGCCGCTTTCACTGCCGCTCTCGTCGCTGCTTCCGCTCCCGCTCTCCTCGCCCTTGCCCTCGCCCTCGCCATCTCCCTTGCCGCCGCCCTTGCCGCCGTCACCACCCCTTCCATCGAATGATGAATCATCCACTTGAATTGAATCCGGTTGATTGAGGTCGTCGTCGTCATTACTCATTGTAGTATACGACGAGTTTGACTGGGATGAATCACTATCACTCATATCATCATGGTCTCTTGTTTGTTTTTTGGGGTGTAATGCAACACTCGAAATCGCGTCGGTTTCATCATCATTTACGCCTACGTCGACGACTTCAAGCGCGTCTGCGTATGCGGATGCATCGGCATCTGTCTGCATCACACACTCAGCATTCAGCGCATCAACGGAGACAGGTTCAATCGTAACCGTATCGTCGCATATCCCCGACTCGGACTCGGAAATATGGTCCAATATGTTGATACGATTTTTCATATTATGATAATCATCGTCGGTTTGTAGATAACTGCCCTGCCCGGTTGGCCCAATAATTGATTTCATTTTGTTTCGAATCTTCATCATCTTATTCATATTGACATCCGAGAGATCGCCGCCCTCGATATCATCTCCGAATTGAGAGTAGTCAATCGAAAAAAGGTCGTTTTCATAGTTGTTGAAAAAAGAGCACCCGACTAGATAATCGATGTCGTCGAATACGTTCGTGGAAAATTCGCGTTGTTTACACAGGTAACTACCGTAATAATCGACTCCGTGGACGACTCCATGGGTATGAAGTGCACGACTTGTCAAATACGAGAAGAACCCATCAACATAGGACGTATTGTTTGTATTCAACATCTTCTCTTCACATTCATCCAGTGTAGAATTGTATTTAGGAAGAGTGCGCGTCTTATTCTCCTGAACTTGATATTTTCCAGAGAGATATCGGATAGGGTCCAATAATGGCGAATACTTCACAAATATAGGGACATTACTCGTGTTGCCATTGTCGTCAGCAATGATTGTTTCCAAATGGTTTAGAGAGCGACTCGTGTCGTGGTCGTCGTGGTCGTCGTGGTCGTCGTGGTCGTCACGCCCACTCTCCATAATCTGCGATGGATGCGATATAATGTTTTGTAAATAATACTTTTGATTCAACTGGATTCCGTTATAGTTGGTTTCATTGATACCGAAGAATCGCGAGTAAATCGGAATATAATTCTGGATATCATACAATAATGCGGGTTCAATTGTCTCCGGCGTATATTTATGTTTTCGGTAATGAAGCTGAAATGCCGTGGATGCCGTGGATGCCGTGGATGCCGTGGATGCCGTGGATGCCGGCGTAGACGTAGGCGAAGATGACATATTTGTTCCTAAATGTAATATGATTGATACCTAGAAGTTTTATATTCGATTTAAACGGGCATTCCATTCGATTCCATTGCATTCCATTCCATTCGTATAAATGTCATAAAAATAATATTTTCCATTTTTATTACATTACATTACATTACATTACATACAATCGGTATTCTCCGTGCATACATCACCATGAATTTAGAACTCGCCAAGTTCGATATGAAGGCCATCAGTTTTCGCCCCGATGAAAACAAGGGCCCAGTAATCGTTCTCATTGGACGTCGTGATACCGGCAAAAGTTTCCTCGTGCAGGACCTTATGTTTCACCATCAAGATATCCCCATTGGAACCGTCATCTCAGGAACAGAAGCAGGTAACGGGTTCTTCGCAGCCCATGTGCCAAAACTATTCATCCATGACGCGTATAACACCGCAATCATAGAAAATATTCTCAAGCGCCAAAAAGCTGTGTTAAAGCAGGTCAAAAAAGATATGGATACATACAAGAAATCATCCATTGACCCTCGTACATTTGTCGTTCTGGATGATTGTCTGTATGATAACAAATGGACGAAGGACGTGATGATGCGTCTCCTCTTCATGAACGGACGTCATTGGAAGGTCATGTTAGTCATCACAATGCAATATCCCCTGGGTATCCCTCCAAATCTCCGCACGAATATCGACTACGTTTTTATTCTCCGCGAGCCATATATTGCGAATCGTAAGCGAATCTATGACAACTATGCTGGCATGTTCCCCACTTTTGAGAGCTTTACTCAGGTCATGGACCAGTGTACTGAGAATTATGAGTGTCTGGTCATCAATAATAACGCGAAATCGAACAAATTACAAGACCAAATCTTCTGGTATAAGGCACAACAGCACGGGCCATTCAAGCTGGGCAGTAAAGAGTTCTGGGAAATATCGAAGAATCTCGGTTCTGATGATGAAGGTGAGCAGTCGTATGACCCTAATGCTGCGAAAAACAGTAAGGCGCCGAAGATTAACGTGAAGAAGAGTAAGTGGTGAGGGAAAGTTGCTTTGGGCGCGTCCAAAGCAAGATGCCAAAATTAGCATTTTAACCCGATTTTTCGCTTTTTTATATAAAAGCGCCACCGGATTCCACCATCGCTTTCATAAATATCGCTTTTCAAATGTAAAAGTGACCGTATTCCGACCCATCGCTTTTATAAAATCCGCTTTTGATTTATAAAAGCGACAACAACCGCCTATTTATCCGATTCAACACATCCGACAAGTCAAACCCTGCTTCGTTCGGATTGTAGCGAATAATTGCGTAACCTTGATTCTTGATGAATTCTTCTCTCGCCATCTCCTCCGCGGCAGACCTGTCGTGATGTCCGTATTCATCGCATTCCACGACAATCAAATCGTCCGTAAAGCACAAGTCCGCCCGATAAGTTCCAATCTGAAACTGACGCGACATAGCACGTAAGCCACTATACGCATTTTCAATAAACCCGATAGTCTGCCCCTCGATGCACATTGGGAATTTGACAACTTGTATTTGCTCTGACGCAGCAACAAGGTATTTGTTTCTGAAATTAAACGAGTTCTTGAATAGTTCAAATGCTTCTTCCGTCAGCATATATACGATTCGATTTTGTCCTCCATTTTGTTTTTTCGTAGCGTCTACCACTTTAAGTGGTGATTTTATATAATGGATATTATCTCGGTAGTTCTTCTCTAAATGTAGTCTCAAATTATGTTTCTGTGTCTTGAAATGAGAAACCAAATCATCCAAATCGCGTGTGAATTCCGGCATGATGTAAAAACGTATCATCAATCTATTCGGTTTCAGTTCAGTTCAATTTTATAATAAATAATATTATCCTATCTTATATTATAATTCAATCTTCAATCTTCAATGAGAACTCTTCAACTTACGATTCCGAAGACGATGTCTTCTACCGATTTTTCTGCCTCATCTGTTGCTGAAGCAAAGAACTCGTCTCTTAGTTTTGGTGGTGGTTACAGCCAGTCTAGTGGTTGGAATGCCAACGTTACATTTACCAAGAAATGGTAGATGAAAAACTTTAGCGTAGCGTATATAACATTATTATTACTGTATGCGACAGTAGTAATAATGACCATTGTTTTCATTTAGAAATATTCAAATACTTATTCTGCCGCCCCCGCCTCCGGCGCCCCCGCGCCCGTCAACCGCGACAATCCATGGTCGGTATTCTTGTCCATGACGACATCCTCGCTCTCAAAGAGTTCCTTGCGCATCTCTTCCACCGTCATGGTCACAGAAGCAGTCTCATCACTCGCGTTCCAAATGCCGCCACCGACACTCTCGCTCGCCTCGCTGCTCGCGAGGTCCCTCGGCTTCGCATCGACCAACGTCTCACCATCCGTCGCCAACATCTGCGTGAGTTTGTTCCCGCTCTCCTTGGCCAGCTTGATATTCTCCTGAATCGCCTTCGCCTTCGTCTCCTTGACACGCTTATCAAACTCAGTCTTGGCCTGCTCCTCATTCTTCTTCTTCTCTGCCATCAACTGGTTCAATGTCTCCTCCATGTACTCCACGCGCCCAGTCTTATATGCATCGGGATGAAATGGCACCCACATGCCGACAGGACCGACGAAGACGTCGTGATTGGGGTCCACCTCACGCAACATCTGACAACGTAACTCGGCCTCCTTCTGTGAACCAAACACACCGCGCACCTTGAGACCGCGCACGGATGTCTGGAAATTATGCTTCTCGTTGAACTCATTTTCGAGGTCGTCCTCGTGCTTGTCTAGGAATGTCTTGTATTCGTCATAGATATTCGTCTTTTGCAGGGTTTCTTTCTCTTCTTTAGCAAACTCTTGAAAGTCGGCCGATACCTTATCGAAATTGATATGATACTTGAAGGATACAAAGTTAAGGAATTGTACGAATTTCTCCATGGACTTTTGATAGTCCCAATAATGGAGAAACTTTTCAAAAAAGAAATGGTCTTTCTGCTTCAAAATGGATTCAGGAGATACGAAAGAGAGACATGCGAACTTCTGACCAGCAATCGGTTTATCTTCCTCTAACAAGTCAATATATTTAGGATTTACATCACCGGAACTTGTGTTCTTTAATTCAACGCCGGAAGGATGAGGTGGAACTGACATCGCGAACTGAAACCTTCAAGTTATAATATACTAAGGTATACTTTATTTAAGTATTTTACGCATTCGATTTCATTTCATTTCATTTCATTTCATTTCATTTCATTCCATTCCATTTTAATTTCTTATCATTATTTATAATAAATACTCAAATGTCTGGAGTTTTTGATTTAGGTGAACTCGTTAAGAGAACCATTAAGTACCTTGTTGAGGGTGTTATGGTCGCTATTGCGGCATACGCCATCCCTAAACGCAGTTTGTCGTTTGACGAAGTGGCCCTCATCGCTCTCACTGCTGCCGCCACCTTCAGTATCCTTGATACATATGTCCCCAGTTTGGCCGTTAGTGCTAGAACCGGTGCTGGATTCGGTATCGGCGCCAACCTCGTCGGATTCCCCACACCTCTTCGTGTCTAAATCACCGGGTATACCTCACCACCCCCCCCCCCATAGACTAGTTTACTATAATATATGCTTCAGTAGTATATATTAAAGAAGTATGGTTGTATTACCAGGACTACATGAGGTTCGAACATGGTTAGGAGTACCTCCACCTAAAAAGGAAAGTGGCGCTGTATCCGAATATCGCGAACGATTCAACTCGTATTATTATCATATTGTCGAACGCGACCCGGACCGTTTTAGAATATTAATTGTGTTAGGTATTGTGTATGTTCTGGTTCTTCTCGTTCAACAAAAACGCTATTATTGGTGGTATCCGTCATTCAACCTAACAATACCAGGTGTAGGCATTGCATTCCCGGATAGCCGCTCCGAAATTCATACAGTGGTGACCGAATACATTATGAAGCGAATGCCGAGCGACATTGCATTCTTTCGAATGACGGATATGAATGTAGCCGCCGCATTTACATCCATTATTACATCCGATGAGATGACGACGATTGAAATGGACCGGATTATGACGAATACTCGTGTCATGTTCGTCATTAAGTCGTTAAAATGGTTTTACAACCGCGCTCGACCAGCTAAAATTGCACCAGAGCTTATCAACGAAACCAACGGAACATTATTACGGTCAGAGTCTGGCGACACCCCCGCATATCCTTCCGGTCACGCAGTTCAGACGTATTATTTAGCGAAAATATTGGCACGCAGATTCCCGGCAAAGACACAGGCGTTGATGGAAGCCGCCACCAAGTGCGCGAATATACGGATTATGGCGGGTCTTCATTATCCAAGCGACCGTGATTTCGGGTGGTGGGTGGTTGACCGCTATTTGACCGATGTATAATATCACTGATGTATTACATCAGTTAAACGACAGTGGTTTAGTAGTACGTTTTTTCTTTTTGACAAGGTCAGTCATTAGCTTTTCATAATCTACATTCTTTTTTTCAATGTCGCTATATCCTGCGCGCTGTATTATGCATACCGGTGTAATTAAATACCATCGGTCTTGACACTGAAGACGTTTCCAGTATGAATCACATGCATATGCCGTCAGATTTCCCGGATTCGCGATAAGTGCCTGGAGACCTTCTTCGAAATTATGAATGAGTGTATCATAATAACGACTGCATACGAGGTAACACCCGGTTGTTTTACAATTCGATATACGGAAACAGTCAGGCGGTTCAATTTTAAATGGCGGATAATTGTTGCCAGAGAATAAAACCACATCCCAGTCGCCATTGTTGAACCGTGAAAGAAATGACGATACTTGATGAACAAGTACTTCCGGGTGAATGAGTAACGCATCATCTTCGAATATAAGAATATGGTCCCACCCGTTGTTCTTTGCAGTACGTAAACACTCGATATGACTCTTTGTGCATCCGATTGCTCCATTCACGTCCTCTTTGATTGCGGAAAATCGCGGGACCGGCGTAAATTTGAAATCCCCGGGATAGCGCGCAGTAAGTTCCTCGAACTGTTTTTCAAAGAGTTCACGACGGTCATTTCGCGAATCAAGATTGATATAGATTGCGTGTTTTATATCTGAAAATTTTCGCAACATCGCATGCACGCACGGGCTCACTGTAATGACGTATCGTAGAGACGCGTAATAATAATAGAATAATAGAATAATATATTTTATTGTTTATACCCATTTACGCCACAATAACAAACTTAAAAAGTGAACCCTATTTTCTACAAGATACTGTAGTATTATACGAGGAGACTGGATGATAACAGCTACCATTATGGGCGGGTTGGGAAACCAGCTATTCGAAATATTTATGACGATTGCAACGGCACTTCGAAATGGGGACACGTTCTTTTTCATGCATTATGACCAGTTACCGGGGAACCCAGGACATCCACGTTATACATGTTGGTCCACCATGTTACGTGGATTGAGGAAGTATCTCATCCCGTCAAATCACGTGAATGACCGAATGTTTGAATCATTGCCGCGATGGGATGAAATCGGATTTCATTACACGCCCACGCCGACTGGCACGGTGAAATACCCGAAACCGCTTCGCTTTCATGGTTATTTTCAGAGTTACCGGTATTTCGAAGACAAATACGCGGAAGTGTGCGATATTATACAATTACGACAACAGCAAACCTGGGTGAAACGAATGTATGGAAACGATTACTTGAATCACAGTGGTGGCGGGGATGGCACGGGGGCCCAGGGACCCAACAAACGCGCACTCGTGAGTATACATTTTCGAATCGGCGACTGTATACAAAATCTACACATTCATCCAATCGCATCAATAGATTATTATTATCGTGCGATACAACACATTGTCGGTGTTACGAGTAGGGCGATGGAGACGTATACGTTCCTTGTATTTTACGAGCAATGCGATAAAGACATAGTTACTCAAACCGTATCGGAACTAACACAACGATGCGCGTGTTTGCCGCATAATATCGAGTTTCATTTCGTGCGTGATACTATCGCAGACTGGCAGCAGATGCTTTTAATGAGTGTGTGTGATCACAATATCATCGCGAATAGCACGTTTAGTTGGTGGGGTGCGTATTTCAATGCGAACCCGGGGAAGGTCGTGTGTTACCCTAGTGTATGGTTCGGTCCGGGCGTGTCGCACGATACACGAGACATGTGCCCGAAGTCGTGGGCGAGGATTTGAAACTATATTACAAATACGAAGGGGCGATACAGTATGCCATATTTACTTGAGAATGGTTATCGGCAGGTGATTGGAGAGTATGAGTATTGTTGGAAAGAGTCGGGGGAGGGGGGGGGGCAGTTGAATTGAACGATAGTAATATAACGATAGTGGAATGGTAGCATTATATTTTATTGCACCATAATATATAATTATTTTATCAATAATGGCGAAACAAACAAAAAAATGGTTTCGAAAGTCCAAACGCAAACAATCGCGTTCATTAAAAACACGGAATAAGAAGTATCGAACCACCATGAAATGTAGGAGGAGAGGGAGAGTTGTAATGCGGGGAGGAGCACCGGGGGATAATAAGTATGTTTTTATGGAAGATATATTACTATCAACCAAGGATACAACACTTCATTCTACATGTAGTATTGGACAGATGCCAGATGAACAAATTGGTGAACTGATATCAGCCATGCCTCCTGGACAAACTGCATATATATATAGTGGAGATGAATTAACTCTACGCCTCGCAGAAGAGTCTATTAGCCTACTACAACCTACAAGGTGCATGATTAATGGACCTGGACGCCTTGAGGTT